ATTGATGAAAGTGACTTGCATCTACTGGCCGCAGGAGAGAGAGAGGACTTTGTTTCTGCAAGCTATCAGGGTGACGATGGGGAAGAAGGACACCCCGAAGAATGGGCCATCTGAAAAGCTGGTGCATGACTGCCTGAATGCGCGGCATTCGCCCATAAGGGTACTGAACTTTGCATTCCTGATCGAAGATATACCGAGCAATATCAGCGTCCACTTGTGCCGCCATGTCCATGCTGTGCCGTTTGTGTCGAGCCTACGCAACGACAGGCAGAACAGGATGGACGGGGATAAGGCTCCAAGGGACACGCCGGTTGACATGATCTTCTACTGCAACGCCGAGGAATTGATGACCATTGCCAATAAGCGGCTGTGTAACAAGGCTGCGCCGATGACGCGCAAGGTGGTGCAGATGATGTGCTTAGAGGCGTTGGGCAGGATGCCGGAACTGGCGGGGCTGCTTGTGCCGATATGCCAGTATCACGGCGGGGTGTGCCATGAGATCGAATCGTGCGGAAAGTGTACGAAGGGGTGAGCGTATGGATTTTGGAGATTACCAGTATGAAGCGCGACGGACACAGAGGAAAGACCTTCCTCTGTGGGCCTTGCGGGAACACGCGCTGTTCGGGTTGAGCAGCGAGGTGGGCGAGGTCATGGGGCTGCATCAAAAGATACACCAGGGGCACAATCTGGACGAGAACGCGCTGCGGCTGGAAATAGGAGATGTGATGTGGTTTTTGGCAGAATTGTGCGACGTATACGGGTGGAGCATGGAGGACGTGGCGCGGCTGAACATACAGAAATTGAGGAACCGGTATCACGACGAGTTCACAGTTGAGGAGAGCGTGAACCGGGTAGAATACAGGGAGAAGAAGAAGGAGCCGGTGAAGAACAGGCATTATGCGAAGGGGGCGGGGGCGTGACGGAAAGGGAGAATGTTATTGAGTGGCTTGATTTCTGCATTAGGAATACGGATGGTAGCATTTGTGAGTGCGAAATGTCTGGATGTCCATATTTGGGGGGAAGTGATTTCGGCAACTGTTTTGTAACTCTGATGAATGATGCTCTCGCGCTGCTGAAAGCGCAGGAGCCGGTGGAGCCGAAAAAGAGCGCTGTGGAATTAGCCGGATTAAGAACTTGGGATTGGGCTTGCCCGAAGTGTAATTGCATATTGGCATATCGGGCAAATTATTGTTCGTGTTGCGGAAGGGCGGTGAAGTGGGAATGAACATTTCAAAGCCCATCTGCAAGGTATTTGGCATCCCGTGTGAGTTCGCAAAGGCGCTGGGCTACTGCAAGTTTACGGCTTGTGTGAAGGTGCGCCCGGAAGGAGTGATGCGGGGATGAAAACGCCGTGGTACGAGAAAATCAGAATGTGGTGGTACAGATGGGTTGTTCGCCATGTTTGCCACCACACATACGACTGTTGCACGGACTTTTTGAAGGACTGTAGGAAGTGCCCGGGGAGAGATTTGCCATGGATGTAGAACTGATTTCGAAGGCGGCGGCGATTGACTATCTGATGACCAATATGGGATGGCGTGACGAGGACGGATACGAAGTTGATGATGCTGACGAGAAACGCGCCATCATAGCAGATTTGGTCAATGGGATTCCCTCCGTGAACGCTATCCCGGTGGAGTGGCTGAAAGATAAGATGCAGAAGCCGCGGATGACGTGTGTAAATCCGTTTGGATTTGTATTAGCAGAGTGGTTGGAAGAACAGGAGGCGAGATAGTGGCTGAGTTCGTTCAGATCATGAAGGACTGGCGCAGGATGTGCAAGGCTCAGGATGACGGCAGCAACCGCGATGTATGCGCAACTTGTCCGTTTGGCATATTAGGGGAAGGATGTTCTTCAATTTACGAAGATGATATGGACTATGCAAAACTTGAGAGCGTTGTTGTAGAATGGGCCAAAAAACACCCGTTACCTAAGATGATGACGTTTTACGAATGGCTTACAACATTGATAAATGATAAATATAAAAATCGGATTGTTGATGACCATGATTTTGTTGCATGGTTGGACGCTACACCCATCCCCGCAGACATCGCGCAGAAGCTGGGGATTGAGCCGAAGGAGGGATAGCATGAACGGATGGATAAGCGTAAAGGACGGATTACCATAGGACAATAGGTTTGTTCTTGTGTGCAACGATGATGGGCGTATGATGATTGCACAGTATGTTGGTAAAAGCATTTGGCAATGGCAGTATAAATATACCAACTATGACGTTGATGTTTGGGACGATGAAGAACAAGGCCCTGTGTGTTGGTGGATGCCGCTGCCGGAACCGCCGAAGGAACAGAAGAAGCGCATCAAAGACCACGTTTGCAACAACGATTACTGCGAATTGGAGTGACGGCCATGTGGTGGGTGTTGGCAATCGCGTTGTTCATTTGGATTTGGAAGACAATGTAGGAGGTAAGAATATGGACGTAAAAAAGTGTGACAGATGTGGAGCAGTATATGAATACAACAAAGGCGGCTTTGTTGTTATGTCGGACATGGATGAGCGACAAGTGGATATTCGTGGCAAATTGCTTTATGACGGCGAACCGGCACAAAAAAAGGATTTGTGCCAAGGCTGTTTGGAGGCTATGACGCAATGGCTTAACCGGAGGTAATATATGGACGAGCAGAACGTGAAACGTGGGCGGGGACACCCGCCCTGGACTGAGGAACAGAAACAAGCAAGGCGGGAGCAGAACGCGCAGAAACGCGCAGAACGGGCGCAGGAGGAGCTTGATGCAGAACAGCGTTATGAACAGTCCAAAGGCCACAAACGCCCCAAGAAGTACAAGAGAAGCGATTCTACAGACCCTTGGACGGCTTCGATGAGGCGTAAAAACAAGGCTACATGGGACGCGAAACTCGCAGAACGGGACAAGGAATACAAGGCCCTGATTGCGGCGAATCCGCACAAGACCAAGCAGGAGTTGGGGATTCCTGCGCAATGGAAACCCCGTGACGGTTCCTCGGATGGCTATTATGGCGTGTCCCTTCGCAATGCCCGTGTGAGCATCAACCTGCCGCCCATCAACATCAAAAATCCGCATGAGGTGGAGCATCGGATTGATGAATACTTCGACTTCTGCGAGATGAACAACAAGCCGCCGAACATGGTTGGGCTGGGGAACTGGCTGGGTGTGACCACTGACACAATCGGCAGATGGAAGAACGGCGATTGGAGCGCAGAAAGCGTCGGCGCGATTGTCCAAAGGGCATTGTCCGTCATTGAGGAAAGCCTTGTTACCCAGGTGCAGGACAATCCTAAAGCTATGGTCGGCGGTATGTTCCTGCTGAAATCCATGTTCCACTACAAGGAGCAGCAGGATATTGTCATCACGACAGGGGCGCAGAACGACGCAGAAATGAGCGCGGACGAGATCGCAAAGCGGTATCTTGGGGACGGCAAGACGGTGGAAACCGAGTTTGCGGACGGTGACAACGAGTGAAACAATATTGCCGCTATTGTGCGTTCTGTTTTGAAGCGGATGACTTTCGGTGTAGCAATCATCCGAAGGGTAAAGAACCGCATATGAGCAGAACACAGATCAATCGTGAAAACCATTGCCCGAACTTCGCGCTGACTGACTTGGGCGACGTGGAAACTGGGAAGCCGTACAAGCTGATAGAGAACAGAAAGAAGCCAAGGCCGAAACCGAACTATGTTCAACTGAAATTGGAGGTATAACATGAAAAAGACCATCATTAACGGCAAGCAGTACATTGCGCTGGGTGAGTTCGACCATCTTCGCAGAAACCTTGTGCGCGATATTTACGAGCGTTACGAGAAGGACGAGAACGGACAGATTCATCTTTCGCCGGAGGATATGGGGCGCGTTGATGCCTACGCGCACATTATGACCGCAATCTGCGAAGAAGAAATTCGCGCTTCCGACAGTCCGGAGGACATCAAAAAGCGGCATGAACGGCTGCGCTATGAATGGATGGAAGATAAGTTCCTGATCGTCGGCAAGGACGCAGAACAGGGCGATACCGTCTATTTCCGCAAGATGTGCGGTGAGGACGGCGATACTCCGACCTTCACCACGATGAAGCGCAAGGCGATGGAGTATGACAACCATTATCACGCGACCAACTTCCTGACCTACTTGAAGAACCGTATTCCTGATGATAGCATCCTGGACCTGCGCGTGATGCCGTTGTACATGGCATACATGACAGAACAGGAAGCGAAGAAGCTGTTGGATGCAATCTTCCGTGACGATGAGGATGACGGCAGCGGAGTGGGTGAGACGTTCAATCCTGATTGACGCAGAGCAGACCAGGGCGCAGAACGCGCCCTGTTTTTGCGCAGAACAGCGCAGAACGTAAATTTTCGCAGAACGCAGAAAGGCGCAGAACAGCGCAGAACGGGGACTTTACCAAGCCGTCACTTTAACGCTTTAATGCATGAAAGTGCTGCTGACGGGTAGGAATTTAGGCTAACTAATTAGACTGCCTAAGTATTAATATCTGCTAACAGGTAGACAACCCCCGCCCTGCCCCCTGCTTTACCCCGTGGCAACCGCAACCTGCAACCCCTCAAACGTCATACAAGCCCCGCAATGGGGCTTTTTAGCGGCTTCGCCCGTCTACCCTATACCATGTTAAGGTAAAAATAGACGCGGTTTTAGGGGCATTGTAGCGCGTTGCACGACGTTTGCTATTATCGGTATGTATTCGCCGGGGCGCGGGTATTGTCCGAGGGCATAATACAAGCCCCGTAAACGGCCCTATAACCGTTTATCGGGGCGCGGGTGTATAGTTGGCAATGTCCAGGGCGGCGGCAGGTATATCGGGCCGTCCAGGGGCTATAATGAGGGCATGAAAAAAGCCGGGGTATTATCCCCGGCCCCGGTTGAAAAGTCTCAATTTGCCCCGCCCCGCTTTACCCGTCCAGTATTTGACAAGCCGGTTCAATTCGGCGGGGGCGGTTAATGGTAACTTGTAAATGTCCATGTTCGCCCCCCTCATATAATAACCATATGCAAGGCCCGCCGTTTTAGGATCGGGGAATTTTTCGCAACCCTTGACCCCGATAATATTACGGCTGTCTTGCGCGGTTGCCGTCCGCAACCCTAACCGTGAATCGAAATTACAACGCAGGTTGACCGGTAACCCGGTTGCCGCCGTGGGCGACTGTGTACACGCCACGACATGAACACGGGCGGCGCGGGCTATTACAAGTATGTCTTGCAATACGTCCATTGCAACGCGCTTGTATTGTGGACGGTTCAATAAAAACATTAATTCGTCAATTACAATGTAAATATCGGATCCGTCGTAAAGTCTCAATTTGCGGCGTTTCATATCTGCAAATCTTGTCTTGACAAGTTGTAAAGCGTATTGCAATGCCTTTATACAATCCGGGGTTGCTTGCGCGTATTGGATTGTATGCGGCAAATTGCTATAATCGGATAATTCCGTTCCTTTTGGATCGATCAATATAAATCCGACTTTGCAAGGGGCGTTAAACAGGGCGGCGTGAATTATCCCATTAACAACTGTACTTTTCCCCGCGCCGGTTGCCCCTGCTATCAACAAATGTGTTTGTTGTAGCATATCATAGTAAAGGCGGCTATATTCGCCGCCCGGGGTAGTCCATACACGTTGCATTTACATTCCCTCCATTTCATTAATAACCTGCTTTTTGAAATAATCGTAATAACGATTTTTCCATTTCAGGGACTTGTATTTGTAACCGGGCATTGAACACAGTCGGTTCAATGTTTCATTCCGAATATAATCGGACTGAATAATTGCTTGTCTCAATTCCCCGTTGCATACACTTGAAATTGAGATAACACTTGCGCAACCCATTAACATATCATTCATTGTTACACCCCCTCAAATAAAGCATTGTTTGTCCAGGTCGTAATACAAACAATATATATGGTTATTGTCCCGGATATACCGTTGCAAGTCTTTTATTGTACCGTTCCCGAAATTGAACGCGCTTTTTATCCGTTCCGGCGTCCATTGCAA